CCCGCTAAACATACTATATGACAGTTGTTTCCCATTATTAATATTTCCTTATTAAATAATTATCATCTATGTTCCGATGTTATAATATGAGGTATCTCGAACTTATCTTCCTTAGTTATCTCATTCAGAAATTCTTGTTCTAACCTCATCCTTTTTTCATATTGAATAGTTTTGAAAGCTATAATTATCAAAGTCGCTACTATTTCAAGCAACAAAAACGTGATCCATGTACCTAACAATGTTTCAGTGAATAGATAAAAAATCATCACTAATGCGGCACCCGTCCATAAACCTCCTATCATATAAATCCATGAGTCCCAACAAGATTTTGCCGCAAAAGCAAATTCTAATAATCTAATTATTTTCTTTTCCATCGTCGTCTCCATGTAATTCCAGTATTACCTGTAACCCATAATCAGGATTTCCATCCTCTAAGCGATACATATTTAGAAATCCAAATTTCTTTTTTCCTTTTTCTCTATACCATTCTTCTGCCTCATATTTTACCGTGAAAGCACCCACTACCCGGTCGGTAAAAGATTCCTGAAATATATATATGTAAGAAGACCGTGCCACAATCTATCCAGAAATTCTTTCTTTAGTTTCCAGATCACGCGCAAAATCGGCAACATTATGTCTTTGAAACAAAATTAAACCATTATACCCAATTACATTCACTACATCTACCCCCATTCTAACACAGTATTCATTTAATTCCATTCCATCAGTCTCTTCATCATCACAAATATAGAATTTTGTCTCTCCATCTTCCTCATCAACGTCTACAACATATGCTTTTACAAGATATTTATTCACTTTTGTTCCTTTCTCAATTATTCAATATATCCTGCTTTGTCATACCCGAAAAGCTCAACAATTCCTTAAGTGTAATGTCACATCTCCTTCCCTTTCTTATATTCTCTACTTTTGTCAATATCTGCAAGTTCTTCCAGTGTGCTACTATGGTATGGTCTCTTATACCATCATCCCATGCTTGTCTTATTGAATATTTATGATCAATTTCATATGTAGGAGTATGATGCCTTTCGCGCAAACCTGATGAGTCTATTTCACTTCTATGCTCGTTAAAATTTACTTCACTTGCATAGTAAACATTACTTTTAAATGCACGGAAATCCAAAAATTCATTTCTGTCCTTTATCCAGGCAGGATGCTTTTCCCCTATTAATTTAAATTGCTCAGATTTCATCGGATGGGAAACACCGAAATGAAGCATACATGTTTCTTCTTTCTTTTTCTTTACTTCCTCAATTTGAGAGATATTGTCCACCTCTACACCGTAATTTTTATTCACAGTTGTGAGAGTTTTTGAATATATCTCAGATGATTGCAGAGGAAACTCTACTCCATGGTTTTTTAGACAGGTTTCTTTTCTTTTATTTCTAACTTCTTCTGAAAAGGAAGGATTTTTAACCCCCAAATTATCTTCGTTTGTTTGTTCCTTTTTCCTTTTGACCCAATCCAATTGAGAAACATTGTCTACGTCATATCTCTCTTTTACCGTCCGCTTATTTTTTTTCCTGTTATTATAGAATTCGTCTCCATATTTTTCCTTACAAGTTTCGCTTGCTCTAATTTTAGAGCATTCAGAACAGCGGTCTTTCCCGTTCCCCTTCTTTCTAAGTTTAGTTAGATTACCATAGAATACCCAGTCTACCCTACCGCAAATATCACATTCTCTTAAAACTTTTCTACAACTATGTTCCCCGAGGTCTTTAACCGGATATTCGTCTTGTGTAAGTTCGCTTATAATCAATATACTCTCCAAAAGAAATACGGTATGTGAACGTGCGATAGATAATGAATATATTACCTAAATTCACACACCGTAATTGTTAAAAAAGAATTTATTATCTATCGCACTGTAATAAATAGTATTAAAGCAGAAAAGTTGACTATAAATTTACATCCTCAAAGGGGGCACTACTTTCTTCCTCTTCCCCTTCTTCATCGACTACGCCCTCGCGACTTTCCAGTAACCGTCGTTCCCTCTCCATAGCCTTCCGACGATTCACGGCACATTCCTCCAAGGTTTTAGTCGGGTCAACTACGAATTCAAACATCTGTTTTTCAAAAAATTCAAAAACACGGTTAGGTGGAATGAAGTAACCCATCCAATTAGCTGCATCACCCCATCCCTGTAAGGAGATACGCGAAGGAATGCCCAAGAACTCAAATCGGGTCTCGTTCTCCCCCGTTTCTCTTTCGCGAAAAACCGCTCCGCCAGAATTCCCATAGCTGATTAAACTGGTCCCGAGCCAAAATTTGACGTTATCAATTTCGTCGTCCATGAATTGTATGGTTCCCGGGGTTGCAATGGGCGGATGTCCCAGAGTTGCACCACAAGCATGAATTTCATCAAACAGATATATCTTTTCAGTCTCTTCTTTCGGAACTATGTGAGCTACATGTGGAGCTATGTTCTCTCGGTCCCTTAATTCTAGAAGAGCCATATCCTCTTCCTTATTATAAGCGACAATATCAGCCTCAACAGAGAAAGAGCCAATACAACGAGACCAATTATTGTACTTAAAGAACTGCACCTCTGCTGTTGCTCTAACATCCTTCTTTATTTCCTTTCCTAACCGCGAATCCCACTGTTTTTCTACCTTAATTAAGCCGTCAACTACATGATGATTAGTCAATACAAAGGTATGAACTTTACCCTCTTTGTCCTCCTGAGAATATAATACGGTTCCCGAGCCGCCAGCTTGCATAGCTCGAATCCGCACTACCGGATAAAGCACTTCTTCATGCAACTGCTCAATACTTCGTGCCATGATAAAACAGTCCTTTCTTTAAAGGTTTAACCACTTTTGATTAAAAATGGCAAATCGTTGTTTATAAAACGGATAACGAACCCTAAAAATCAACTTATCCGATTCAACCATCATACAATTTCCTCCCTTTGGTTCACACTTCACCTCAATTGCACTTCCGTCATTTAACCTCCTTATGAAATGTTTTTTGGTTATATCAGGACGTTCAAATTTATTTTTCTCTAAAAAGTCTTTTATTTCATAGAAATAATGATAATCTACTCTTTCGGTAAAATATCCCAAGATTTCTCGATTACGAATTTCATTTGACATACTTAGTTGATAATGCAGATATGAAACATCTTTATAAGTAGGAAAAAACTCGTAGTCATATTCATTCTTGCAAATCAATTGAGAAAAGAAGTCTGTACAATCTATAATATCTTTACGACTACGCCTCTCTACGGGAGTAGTGCAATAATAAGCATGGTCGGAAATTATGTACTGACCCGGAGCCATGGAATCAAACTCATCAAAATAGTAGAAAAACTCATTAGCCTTACTAAATCCATATAAATAAACTTCATCATTCACTATAAAGCGAACAGTGACTACATCATCTCCTGCATTTCTAAACTCAACATACGGTACTTTAGTATCTTTTATAATTCGCTCTTTTACGCCACCCTGCACTAATTTACAAATGAATAAATCATGCATATTTTTGCACATGCCTCGGTTCAAGCAAACTACCATATGATATATGAGTCCTCGGTCATACATCACATTCTGAACCAACCGATCAACCAATCGGGTTGATTTTCCAGATTGTCGTGGAGAAATTTCCAGATACATGATTTCTGATTCCGTAAGAAGTTTAGTAATAATCTAATAATTTCTTTATCCCTGTCAAGTCCTCAGTTTTTCTTTATCAATGCCTTTCTTTTTAATCCTCCTCCCCTCTCAAATCTATCCCCATATTCAGATATTTTAATCCTTTTAACTGATTTTGCAATGATTTCATCAATCAAGTCAATATATTCCACCCGTTTCTTGTTGGACTCGCCAATCTTCTGCTGGATTTTGGCGATCTCTTCCACATCATCTGTTGCTCTCCGGGCATCTTCTAGTTCCCACTGAACCGAGTTTTGCGCGGCAAGCAACGAAATAGTCTCAAGAAGAGAATCGCTTTTCTCTATAGTAACTTCCTTATCATATAACTTATGAGATTTAAATACAGCAGGTCTCTTCTCCTTAAAAATATCCCGGAGAAGATTTCCTATTTCACGAATATGATAAGCTCGTTGAAGATATAAGTCAGATAGGATAGCTGCATATTCATCACACTTTTTTAAATACATCTCATCCTCTTCTAACTCCGCTAACTCAAACAATTTTTGGCGTTCCAAAACAGAAATTCTTTTTTCGATTATGGAAATTTTATCACACACCGATCCAACGGTTTCCATTTTTTTTAATTCTCCCTTAAAATATGTAAATCTTCTTCAAACAAAAGTACATAAATTTTAGCTTCTTCAGTAAACATATCCAAAAATCTTTCTATCTTTTCTTTTTTCAATTTATATGTATAAGTACTTTTAATTTCCTCAATTCTAATCAATTTTCCGCTTTTGTCATAAATAAAAAAATCTGGCGTATAGGTTGTATCACCTAAATTATAAGTAATCTCCTCATACTTCCAAGTAATATTATTTTCATCCAAAAATTTTGCTCTTTTCAATTCATAAGTAGACTTCAGGATATAACCCCTATATTTACATATCTTTCCAAAAACATACAAAGTTCCATTTTTCTCCTTTGTCTTAATAGCCTTTAAATATGACTCCGGAGGGATAACTTGTCTTTTTCTCGCCTCTTTTATTTTTCTCTTCGTCTCATCACTTGCTCTTTTGTCTCTATTCTTATTACCTATCTTTTCTCTTGTTTCCTTTGACACAACTCTTCCCTTATTCGACTCACTAATTTTCCTTCTCTGCTCAAGGGGCATAATATACCCCTTATGTGAAATCGAAAGACTCTTTTTATGTTCTTCGGTCAACTTTTTTCCAGTTAATGATTTGCTTATTTTTCTTCCAACCTCTTTTGGTCTTTTTTTACCAACCTTTTGTAAAACAGAACAAGGTCCACACCTCCCCATAATACTTCCTCTAGTTATAGCAATCCCACAGTCCTTACACTTTAAATTCTTTATATCATGTTTATACTGCTTATATTCGTCTACTGTCATACCACTGTTAAAAAACCATTTGCATTCATTACAAACATCGATTCTAAGCTCATTCTTTTCTCTTCGTCTCAGTATACCTTCAATATCTCTAGGGTCTTCTCTTCCACACAAATCACATCTTCTAATAATTCTCCTCTTAGAGCCAGTATAAAGCATATTTTCATTATCATCATACAATTTTTTTCCACATACTGTTTTATCACCAACAATCATCTTCTGCTCCAAAAATAAAGGCAGTTCACAGGTGGCGAAAAGATAGTAGGTAATATCTCAAACCCATAAACTGCCTTATAAACATAAAAAAGCCTACTAACTTTTCGCTATTATAAATAGTAACAAGTCCGAAATTCTGTTACACCAAATCATTATTTTTCAGGAGAATTTTTAATCTTCCTCTCGTTTTTTGGGTTTAAAGCCAGTATAACACCAACGTTCTTCTTCAAAGATCCATTCATAAAAATATTCATAACAACCCTTCTTGCCCCATCTTCTCATACACGAAATACGAGGAATATATCTTCCATTTCTCATCTCAAATGTCATGGGGGTAATCAAGAATTCGTCATTTTCTAACATCCTCCCATTTATTTCATCACAGGTTACGAATCTACCCCTTTCATGTAATACTACATCCTTTCTCAACATATCATAAAATGCTCCTTTTATTTCATCTTTGCTCACGTCAATGTCAACACTCTCCTCATTGAATTCCGGGGGACGGAAGATAGATATACATCTGTCCCTATCAACTTCCCTCTCAAACGTTAAACCGTTAATAGCAAAGTATCTCATGATTTTTCACTCCTTAGTTAAAAGTTCCTTGATATAGTTACAAAAATCTTTATTAATACCTCTTAATCCTTCTTCCCAGCTCAAATAAGCAATCACTTTGCGGAGGAAGGGCTGAGTATAGATATAACTATGGGTATTCCAGTGAAAACACTTATATATTTCAACCATAAATTCATCCATGTCCTTACGAATAATTAATTTTATCCCGTACTCTCCAAAATCTGCTCTTTCCTTTTTTTTGAAAAGAGTAGTTTGTGATTCCGATTCAAAAACTATCCGAAATTTCAGTGGACGAAGATAGTCCATCAATTGAAAAAATTCATTGATCATGTTCTTGCTTGCTTTCTTTCTCCATACCTTCTATTATACTCTGAAAAACCGCATTAGCAGTTCTTAATCGTTTTTCCCAAAAAATAATAGGATTTGTAGGCATATCAATAAATGGCTTTGTCTTACTTTGAATAAAACCATCTTCTCCACACTTGTAAAAAAATATTTCAAAATTATGATGTTCTTTATTTATACCTACCCTCGCCGTATAATAGCCAATTACCTTATGGTTGTAAACAATAGAGTATAATGCTCCATGTTCATGGTCATACAGTGCCGTGAAGTTGTTTTGCTTTAGGTAGGTTATAAGATTGTTAAGAATGTTCATGATTATAACTATCCATTGTTTTTGCTTGATGTTCTTTGTATAGTTCCAATAACTTGTCTAATGTCATGCTTGACTTCCTGCCCTTTGACAGGTTTACTAGTCCAGAAACAATCCGCAAATTAGCTAAATGGGCAAGAACCTTCGGTTCGTATATTCCAGCGTCAAAGCCATCTCTTATAGAGACAATATGATCTAAATGATATCCAGATTTCTCAGAGAGTCCATAGGGGTCAATTGTATCTCTGTATTTCCTAAAAGTCTCATGAGAAAGATGTTCCACTTTTCCTTTAAAATCTTCGAAGGCAGATAAAGGAGCTTCTTCTATTTCACCATTCAACAATCTTTCAACCACCCCAATCTGTTCCATCTTATCCAATCTACAAATTTTTGAAAGCCAACTCATTCTCTCGGCAATAAAGGTTTCCCTAATCATATTTCTAGTTTCCAAACTAATGTCTCTAGCTACTTTAAATCTTTCTATCGTTTGCCTTTTCGAAAGATTTATCATTTTAGAAATATCTGTAGTTGTTATATAACCATTTCTTTCAGACTCTTTAGTTTGTCTATAGGGTAAAGCCCTTTTTCCTTCAGAAACTAGATAATTGTGATATTCCATCAGCTTCTCACATTGCTCTAAATAGGATAATGACTTAATAGATTTATTTATCTCCATTGTTTATGTCCGTTTCGTAGATGCTACAGCCGGATAGGGAGATGTCCATGCCTGAGTTGGCGCAGTGGTCGAGAAGGAGGGAGAGAGGCATGTGGGAATTGCTGTTTTTGGATAGGTTTTCTTTTTTCGTAAGCATCTGAAGATTCTTTGGATGTGCTGGTATTCTGGGGTCACGGATTCCGGCATCCCAACAATCACACACTGATATAATATGATCAAGGTGATAATCGTCACCTCTCTTTAAGTTATTGGGATTAATTTCATAGTAATGGTCGTGAAAATTTTGGTTAGATATTAGTCTAACTGCCTCATAGAAAATTATATAGGCTTTTCCTTCATCCTCATGTCTCTCTGGTTTCCAACGAGGACTATTTTCTCCCCTAAACATAGAAACTATTTCTTCAATTTTCATGGGATGGTCAACTCCATGTTCCTTAATAAAATTCTCTCTCCAGGTCTTCCTTACTTCGGGAGATTGAAAGGAACACGGAAATCCATATGTCTCAACATTAGTCTTCCTTGACTTTTCCATTATCACATCAGACTGCATGGGATAATCTACACCAAAATTTTTTCGACAGGTTTCTTTTTTCTTTTCTTTTATTTTCTCAGACTGGGAAACATTTTTCACACCATATTTTTCATTAATTATTTTTATCAGATTTTCTTTAAATTCTTCTGTTTGGAAAAAATACTTAGTGCCATAATGTAGCTGTGTTGTTTCTTCTTTCTTCTTTTTCACCCAGTCTAGTTGAGACACATTGTCTACTCCAAACTCCTTAGTAATTTTTATCAAATTACATTTCGGACAATAATCTTCTTTTTTTCCTTTCTTTTTTCTATTAAAAATGTTGTGAAAAAGTACCCATCTTAACTCTCCGCACCTATCACATTTTCTGAGCACCTTATGAACAGTTAGTCCTTCTATACAGAGACTTCCGTTTTCATCATAAATACATTTACCCCTGTCAGTAAAAGAAATTAATATCGACATTTCCTAACTCCAAAAAAATGGCAATCTATGAGTGGCGTAATGATTGAAAGGAAATTTCACTCAAACTCATAAATTGCCATTTTAACATAAAAATACCTTTCAATTATTACGCTATTATAAATAGTAACAAATTCACTTTTTTGTCAAGTTATGCCATTCTTTTCAAGAAAAATTTTAAGATTTTCAGCTATGTAATTCGGATGAATACCGCGTATGCACTTAAACTTGTCCTTACCCTCTAAACTACAAGATGGAACGAATGTTCTCTGGTCTCCTTCTACACCGTAGAAGAAATTATGCTTGCAGAATTGGCAAGGAAGTTGAGGTTCTATTTTTACATTCATTACTTCCGGACTGTCCCAACAAGGTAGTACCATTTCTGGACTTGTACAACCCCACACAACCATCATAGGTTTTTTAAAGGCATGAGCAAAATGCATCATTCCCGAGTCGATCCCCACATAACCGGACGAGAAATAAATAAGATTAGCTAAATCTGCAAAGGAACACCCTACATAGTCTTTTGAACCAATTCCGCAGTAATATTCGGGTCTAAAAGCAGGTTCTATTATTTCAGTATTTCTCAGATCTACCCCGCTAAAAGCTCTAACCCAAAAATCCTTGGGTACTTCCCGGTGGTTCCAACCCGAACCTTCAGTTCCAAGGATAATATAATCATTCTTATGAATTCTATCCACATTACCATTAATGTTATAATTTAATTTGGGTCTGCGCTCTTGGGGATGAATTTTAAGACCAGCAGTTTGGGCATAAGAGTCAAGATAACTCACATTTAAACCTGCTCTACTCTCATACGCCAAATTGAAATCTACCCTAACATTCGTATATTTTATATCTGAAAGGTAAGATCGGAATATAGACAATCCTGGAACTGCGATTACCTCATCACATTTATCAATTAGTTTAGCTACTAGACGACAATCTAGACGGTCTGAAGTAACATAAGAGATTTTAGCGTCTGGAAAAGCCGCTTTTAATTTAGCGACAACAGGTTGAGTCACAATAATATCTCCCATTCCCAGATCTCTCCGTACAGCTATGTGGTGAACTCTTTTCGTTTTATAAATCTGGTCTCGAATGGGATTATTGTATTCTGAGTCCAATTGAATATTTCCAAAAATTTCGGGAAAATCTCTGTCGATATAGATCTCATCATTGTCGTCAGTCATACAGGTCTCTAAAAGTTGCGTTCTGCTGGGAACCGTTATAGATTCACTCTGTACTGCATCCCGTACCTGCTGACCATCCTGAGTTTGCTCTTCTGTCTCTGTTTTCATCCAACATATGACTGAAATTTCATCTGGGCAGCAGCCGCGGTGCTGCGTGTTCCAATCCTGGATCAACCTCCCCGGGACAAATTGTTTCATCTCCCCCTTTTCAATAATCGTATAATCCCAATTTGGCTCAATAGATTTATGGAATATAATTTCATCTAAACATATTCTCTCCACTTCCGGCGAAGGATCAATTCTCCATCCCAACGTATTGAAGGGTTCATTTATAAGAGCAAGATCCCGGTACTCAATCATGCTTATAGACCATAAAGTTTCTCCTTTATTCTTATAAAACTCCTCCATGTGACACTCAACATGTCTTTCGAACCAAAATACATTATTAATCGTCCTATAACAGATATACTCCCCAATCGCATTCTCTTTTCCTTCTTTTGCAGCTTCAAATCCCGCGGTCGCGGTAAAAAAGCGTACTGAATGATCCGTTGAATACTCCTGCTTCAACCCCCCAATATCATGACCGACGTTAGTGACCACAATAATGTCCAGATTTTTATAAGTTTGTTCTTTAGTAGTGCGAATAAGCTTGCGGATGTGGTCAATTTCTGAGGATTCACCTAAGATAATAACCGAGACTTTATCCTCCTGGGGCACTCGACCTGAAACGTAATCAAATTTTTTCTTACTCATATTCCAATAAGACCTTTCTCTTTTACCCTTTTAGTCGCCGATAAAATACCCGGTATAACGTAGTAGGAATAACCTTCAGAATTTCCCTATATACTAAGATACAATTTTTGTATTCTTCCCAATTGATAACAAATTTTTCATCCAATATTCCATCGTTTTCCTTTTTTATTACCTCATTTAACGCATTAAGCGTATAAAGGGTATTCGTCTTCTTCTTTCGATGTAATGGAATAGTATTTTGGATTACCTCATCATACTTTTCTTGTCCCGTGGTAGTCACGTTATAAGTCAGTATGAAAATATTGGGCTGTTCCTCACTGGTGAGTGCAAATATCCGATCTCCAACTACATTAAAATTATCGAATATTTGACTGATAGAAGTACCCAGTTTGGGTTTGGGTACAAATGACGCTAAAAAACATGTTTTTGCATTCATAACTACGAAACTCCCTTCTTCACTTATTTTGGTCTATTCGATATTTTTTTCTCCTTCATCACTTTCTTCTCCTTTTTCCGTCCCTTTTTGGATTTCCCGCGCAAACGCTGAAGCAGAAGAATCCATAGCTTGCTTACTAATTTCTCCCAAAACATTCAATATCTCAACCCGGTCTTTGCCCTCCATTGAATCCTCAATAATATTCTTTAAAACAGAAAAATACAACTTCCTAGATTCTTCCAATGTACTAATCTTTTCGGGAGTTAATTTCTTCAATTCTTCTAGAGATAGATTACTCAATACTTCCGTTGCCTTTAGTCTAATTTTTTCATCCATGTTTTTCTTCCTGTTTATTTACTACTTAAAATATTTCTGACTTTGCGCCGGTAAAGTCATAACAGTCACTTTGCGACACATTAATCGACAATTTCAAATCCGAATATTTCATCCTGTTTATGATTTCCCGTAAAAGTGCAATCCCGTCTTTTTCGGCGTAATCAATAAACAAATTATCGTATATAAATAGAGATAATTTACTGGAAACGTTCATTTCCCTAAGATAGTCATAAATATGGCAGATAGAGAATCCTACTACCTCCGCTGCGGATGCCTGAACTACATAGTTGAAGAATTTGGGTTTCTCGTTTTCTTCTTCCATACTCAATTTCTTAATTCGTCCAAATAAGGACTGACCATATCCTTTTTTTTGAATTTCTTTCCACAACTCCTCTGAAAACTTGAACAATCTAGGAAAAATTCTCTCAATAACCCCTTCTTTATCAAAACCACTGTACAGAGAAACATAGTTCCTTTTCTTTGCCTCTTCGCGGCTGACGTTTAACTGTTTCGCAATAAACTGATGAGGGTCTTTATGATCCACTTCTTTTGCCATCTGACAGGCAATTTTCCATTCCAGGGAATTCCAATCTAAAGAAACAATCCGATCATTAGTAGGAATCATCCATTTTCGTATTTGTGATTTCTTCGGGAGACGATTAAATTGATAAACAGAATCATCAAATATACGCCCTGATTTAATGCGTAACCCATTGTAAGAAGGGAAGATATATCCATTTTCTTGATTTTCGATAATTTTCTCAGCTAGCTTAGAGTCATAATCATCGACTAACTCCGTTATTTCTTTAAATTTACTACTGTCTACACGGATACCCTGAAGTGACAATTCTGGTAAGTAGATAAGTAACTTTTGATAGTAATTCTGAATATTCTCTTTATTTATCGAATAAATATTCAGTTTATTTTTGTAGGTTTGAAATGTATCTCTTAAGAAAATATGATACATAGAAATATAGAGCGATATCAAAGATTCGGGTAAATATTCCATTTTACCCCCTCTGATATCGCACATTTTTTGAATTCGGGTTTCTTCAGCGGCTAGCTCTTGAGTTGGGGTATACTCCTCATCTAAAATCGCAGCCATGCATATTAAATTCCAAAATTTACACTTAATCTTCGATCCCAAGAACGGAGAAGAACTAAAAATATGAATATCCGCTAAATTTTCACTGACCACCTCTCCTTTATATTCATGAAAAACTTCCAATATGCGTTTATAAAGATCTCTATCCTTATTTATGGCACTTAATATCCAGACACACTCATCCGTCCCAAACGAAAAAGCATAACAGGTTTTTTCTTTGTCGCGATTAAAATGAGTAAGAAAGGATAAAACCGGAGATTTCTTTATATCCGTAAAAAACCCAGCAATATCTTCTTCACAATTCTTAAATAACAATTTATCGTTCCCTTCACCAGCAAAACAGTTTACTGTATGATAATTACAACTCTATACTATGTCAAGTTATGCAATGGCAATCTGATTAAGGCGATATAGAGCAGGTAGGGAGCTAAGATAATTTTGGCGAATTTCGGCACCTGACAAACTTCTATTAAACAATCTAGTCATTCCGATAGCACCCGTCAAGCCTGATACTACTGTATCCAAATCATCTAAGTTAGCAAAAACACCCCCCATTCTTAAAACGGGACGTTCTACTCCACTCATCGTCAGGAAGTGCGCGGTCGTCGCCGCTGAAAGCACCTCCCAACCATTTATAAACACATGCACACCCGAACCTGGTCTGGTCATATCGTTAGCCGAGGAATCCTTTGCGACTTCACTTTGCATAGTTACAGCAAGATGATGCCACTCACCCAAATTTCCTCTGTTTTCTCCTCCGATATTTTGTACATACAAACTAGTGCTAAGAGATGTAGCAGTTGAACCCACCACCACATTAGCCGATATAGATGTCTGAGAAACCCGTAAAATGGTGTTGTCTATTGCCCCTGAAGGATCTGCACTAGTACCAATTGAAAAAATATGAGAAGCAGAAGCAGAACCCGTCTGTCCTACATTAACCCAAGTCAAGACTGATAAAGCTGAAGTCGTATAATCACGGGTCACATCTGCCCCATAATCATCTGGTATATTGACAGAATTAAATAACTGTGAAGAAACTGACTGAAGCATTATTCCACCATTAAAACGAAACGCACCTTCAGTTGGACCTGCTGACCAACCACCAGGATTATTGTTATTAGCAAACACAGAGGGTTGTGGCGAATAGGAAGAACCAGTAATAGCATCAGAACTTAGCGAACCCGAAACATCCATTTTCAAATCATATCCACCCCTATCATAAATAATCCTTGAATTGGCAGTACTAATAGTTCCCTGATTCCATACACTTCCCCTATCTGAAGCACCCTCATTTCGATTGAAGAGATACAAAGCTATTTGTCCCCCAGTTCCCGAAGTTCCCGAAGAAGTTGCAGCTTGAGGTGCTGGATCTCCATCAAAGGGTCTATGTCCTACTCCTATATACTCAAAAGTACCATAGCCAAAAGAACTAGACGTAAGAGTCATACCCCCAAATATCTTACTTTGGTCCCACGTAATAACATTTAATTTCTTATCATCTTCCATAACCGTATTGATAGTATACTGTTGAGTGCCCGCTGTAGTTCCTGCTGTGTGATTAGCAGTTGTACCAAATACCTCATAAGCAGCAGAAGTTCCGTTTTTAATGGATTCTGCCTTAATAGCACTTGTTCCAGTTACAGAACTTACTCCATTTGGACTACTTACTTCCAGAATCAAATCACCAGAAACTCCACTAAACCTGGACTTTCTTCTCCGATATAGAGTAATAAAATCTCCACCCGTGACTGCTTCATCTCTTAACAGCGTGAAAATGGGCTGCTCGTCATGATGCCCTGCATTGGTTAAAAAGTCAAGTTTATATTGAACAGTAAAATCTTCTGCATTCATTAGGTTACTTCCGAAATATGATATACTAATTGTGAACCTTTTCTTAAGCTGTCTGGAGCCGTGAAAAAAGCTGGATAGTCACTCATGACAATGTTCAACCCATCTACATAGAAGGACTCCGCTTTACTTGCATTATTGTATATCCACAAATCACCCGTACTAGATGCTCCACCAGCCGTTAAACTCAAAGAAACGGGCAACCACTGGGTTGTTGTCAGGTCTACAGCCGTAGTGACTGAATTATCCCCTACTGTAAAGATTGCTGAAACTGAATGATCTGTAGTCTGGTCTGTTCGTGGGACCGCTCTAAGGCGCATGGAAGCTGTGTAAGGTACTCCACTGAAAATCAACGCACTTGTACTAATCGGTATATTAATTCCCGCTGTGTTGCTAGTATCATTTATAATTACTTTTGCTGCCGATGCACCCGCCCATACTTGAAACCCTTCCTGACTGACTGTAGTATCTCCAGTTGTGGTCCAGGTGCCATATTTTAGCGTATTAATGGGTTCATTAGCAGGTTCCATCAACACTTTACTGTCATTAGAATCCATTGTCATAAGCCCACCGTGATCTAAAGTGCCCCCACCTCCAAACAGGACATCTCCCTGTCCCTGTGCCGCAATCAAATTACCCGTAGCCGATAAACCACTCACTATAACATTCAAATTCAGGGGTAAATCAGCTCCAGCGAACCCAGAGGGAGTCCCCCAAGTAGCCGAAAGAGAAGTAGTTGAAGCCGTCAGCGCGGTAAGATTACCAGAATCACTAAAAGCATAATCTTCTATTGAACTAGGGGTTGCATTAAATAACTCACCCGCCTCGGTTGATTCAAATCTCCACCAGGATATTAAATTATCGTGGTCAATATCCGCACTTGAAGTAATGGTTGAAGGGTCAAGACCGATAGAAGTAACTGAGCATAAAATCCCAATAGAAGAAGCAGCCGCCGTCTGTGACCATATCCTTAATTCATCCAAAACCCCGTTAAAGGTATCCGCAGCCAGGGAATAGGCTATTCCGTTCCCAGACATTGCTGAGTTAGAGTTACCGTCAAAAGCAGAGAAGGACTTCGTAAACTGCTCAGAACCATTGATATAAGCCCGCATCGTAGAAGTTGCCTGTGAATAGTCACAATAATAATGATAAAAGGGTGTACCGTCTCCTACGCTTCCCGATGATAGAGAAGTCGTTCCTGTTGCAGAGTAAGAAGTGCCTTGCGTAATTCTGAATTCGAATCTTCCCTCATTAGATGCCCCATCCTTAAGAATAAATGCCTGATATATACCATCAAACCCAGACACCGTTTGCACTGCGGCTGCTGATAGAACTTGTCTTTGAATCGAATAATCAAATATATAATTTCTTACCCCGGTGTCACTACACTTAAACCAGCCATCAAAAGCAATTCTACTGGAATTTGACCCATCATCCGGACCGATCATGGGTTTAGCAAAATCAGTTATAATAACTCCATCTCCCTCAACGACAATATGGTCATTGGTGCCATCAAAGGGGATACTTACCTGATTTAAATCTGTGCCATTATCGGGATTATCACCCAAGTCAATAGTGGTTACATCTTCTATGACTCTCGCCAAGATGCTGCCTTGCATCTGACCCGTAGCCGAAGGTATGATAAATTTAACGCTCATTTTACAAATCCAAACTTAAATTAAAAGTAGTTGTCATGTCATCAAACTTCGGAAGTGGATTTGACAACTTGCCAATTGCGATCAAATCATTATCATCGTTATATAATCCAATTCCTGTAACCCGGGGATTGAATTCCAATCCAGAAACCGTAAAATCAGCCATACTTAGACCAGTTATAGAATAAGTAGCAGCCGTTGTAGTTCCAGTGAGAGTAGACGTCAGGGGATCCTGATTAAACGCTGAAAAGTTATATGAATAATTTAATTCATCCGGTGAACATTTACAGAACACAGATAAATTAGTTATGTAGGTTTTCGCCGTAAACTTCACACTGGTAATGCTATGAATAATATTAGCCGATCCCGCTGCGGTTACAGTAAATAGTCCATCGTCATTAAAAACAGTTCCGATAGTAGTTCCTGCTTCTGTTTGTAATTCGGCTGAACCCGAATCATACAATTCTCCTGAATAGGTATGACCCGAAGATGTTAAACCACTACATGAGGCAGTTAATGTTCCCTCTTTAATACCATCTCCAAAAACGTCCTTAATAAGGGCAATAATTCCCACTGAACTCAAACTCATGGCATTCGTGCCAGCACTTGCTATAAAAGCCGTCAAAGTTCTGTCGTCTCTGAATCTAGGCGTGAAACCTCGTAATTGATAATATCTACGCATATGGTTAAAATAAGCAGAGGTGGTTGCAGAAGTTGGATTATTTGAACCTGCTGAAACTGCTTCTATAGCTGTCAAAGATGCAGAAAGCTGACTTTCTGGATTTAATATAGGTAGACTTCCAGTTAAAGAAATATCCGCACTCGCCTCAAAACAGGAGTGTACTGTATCCAAGGGTGACAATTGTACATACGAGTCCGCCGCTGCCGTAGGTGTAGGTAAAGGCAGTTTCAACGGTGTTTTAACAACTTCTGGTCTGTTTTCACCCATATTACTTAAGAAAAATCAAAAAGACTGGTTAAAATAATTTCCGTATCTTCATCCTTTACAATCGGAGTTGACAGTTTTCCCACCGCTACCAAATCATTATCGTCATTATAAAATCCTATGCTGGTGATCACTGTCGTTAAGTCATCTGAGAAAGATTCATTGGTTTGTGGAATAATACCCGTAGGATTAAATGTTCGGTTAAAATCTTCTGCTGCTAAAGGTGCATGAAGTAAGAGTCTTTCCTTTTTCTCCGCTGACTTGAAATAAATAGTTTCAACATCAATTCCCTGATTTCCAGTAGCACTAAATCCAAAAGTGTTTCCTGTTGCCCCGGATTCTGGATAAGTGAACTCCAACATAGCATCCCCATCATCCCCATCCAAAACCAGCAATCCCAAATCATAGAATATAACCCCAGCATCAATTTGTCCACCTCCCGCCGTTTTTCTTACTATTCTTCCATGTTTCTGGTCTGTATCTAAAACTCTTTTATGTATATCACTATATTGATATATTTTTTCAAAGGATGATACTGAGGAATCGGTCGGTACTCGGAGAAGTCCTATCGTAGTAGCATTGTCTAAGCCCCTCTTTGATTGTGGAAAAGTGCTTACCAACCGTATAACACTCCTGGGACCAACCAACATACCACTTGCAGAACCCGAAAGAGAACCCGAAGAAGAACCCGAAGGATTACCAGAAACAGAATACTGCACATCCCGTACCGCGCCTGCTGCAACCTCACCAGCATCCAAATGTGCTGAAGTCCCTAATTGAGCAAAATCAAACCACCCTCGAATGTGACTAGATACATTTGAATTACCGGTAAGCGTATGATGATAAAAATTCTCAAACGAAAGCCCTGCACACGAACTAGTTGCAACCAATAAATCATTACCTGAAGCCGCGTCATTGAATCCATCGTCAAAACGAATATCCCAAAACCGAAGTTGGCTTATTTCCCCATCAAAGGGAGCTTGGAAATCTCCATCCGCACTTAAGGACATATCCAGTAATCCTCTATCTACTGAAGTATCGTCAGACTCTCTATTATAATTACTGATTCCGACGAATAGATTATTAGCAGTATATGAGCCAGTATCGTCTGGATCGCCATAAGTTATCGGCTTAGTTCGTAAGGGAATGCGTTGATCATACATGTTGGATTGCTGTAGAGGACCATGAGCAGCATCAGCAGAAGGAAGACGAGGATTAATCTGCTCTCTATTCTTCATTTTCACTCCGTCCATATAACCAAAAACCA